TCTCTCTGGACACTCTCAAAAACGAATGGGTGTTGGAGGATTACATGGGCCATGATTGGGAAACCATCTTGACCGAATTAGTATGTGGAGAAACGCATGACTGTAAGGTAATGGCCGAACACATTCGCTTCACTAAAATCAAAAACGCTCAATAAAATAATATCATGAAAGTTAAAAATCTAGAATACATACTGAGCCAATGCCAGCCCGATGCTAACGTAGTGTTGTCGGTCGAATTCAACAAAAACGAAATGACCGAGCGCATGGCACAAGGTGAGAACCACATCATGGGAGACTGCCATCTCACCACGGACGACAATGGAGACTATGTGATTCTCACCGCAACCACAGCGCACGAAGACAACACCGACACACCGTGGCCGTTCGCTAATATCTCACCAGAAGTCGCAACTTATGCGGACAGGAAGGGACTTGGCTACATTGGCACGGGTGGAGGCTTTGATTTTGTCATCAAAACCTTCGGCCCAGAATGCCCAGAGACGCATACGGGCCAAGCTTTAGAGCTGGTCTTAGGGAACGCCAATGACGGCTGCAATCCAACGTCTCTAGATGGCGTGGCCACGGTTTCACTCTACTATAAGAACGAGGGATGGTGGGCAGAGACTACCGATGAGTATGAATACGGCATTATTGATTTCGAGACCACACGCGAAGCCCTTGACTTCATGGCTGGTGTTAGCGAAGCAATCGCTTTGGGTTTCTTAGGGGACAATGACTAGTCATCACAAACGCCGCCCATTGCAGGGATGATTGTAGTGGGCGGCATTGTGCTGAGTAGCAGCGCACACACAACACACAACACACACACACGACACATGAAAATACTAGGAATAGATAACAACGCAAAAACCGTGAAAGGATTGAAAAAGAAAATCACCACGGCGATCATCTATCTCGCGCCAAGTGATGCGAGCGGATTAATTAACACTTGCACCAGCGCATCAAAGGGATGTCGCTCTGCTTGCCTCTTCACAGCAGGGCGTGGGCGCATGAATCCAATCCGCGAGGCGCGTATAAACAAGACAAGGTTTCTTGTGAATGAGGAAGAAACCTTTTTGCGCCAGCTCTGGAAAGAAATTGAAAGCCATGAGCGGCGAGCGAAAAAGAAAAACCTTTTGCCTTGTGTGCGCTTAAACGGAACTAGCGACCTGCGTTGGGAAGATTACACGTTGGACGGCGTGAACGTCTTTGACTCTTTTCCTTCGGTGCAGTTCTACGATTACACAAAACACCTTCAACGCGCCGTTGCGTTTGCCAATGGCAAGTTGCCACGCAATTATCATTTGACATTCTCCAAAAGCGAAAACACTAGCGACAACACCGTCCGAGATCTTCTCAAACGTGGCGTAAACGTGGCCGTAGTCTATTGGAATGAATTGCCTAAAGAAGACTTCGGCGGTTTCCGCGTTATCAATGGCGACGAAAACGACGCCCGTTTTCGCGATCCTCTTGGCGTGGTGGTTGGTCTGAAGTACAAGGCCAGCTCTGGTGAGACTGCGTTGGTTCAAAAGTTTGTTCGCCAGCTTGAACCTTTATTCTAATATGATGAGCATCGACACACTGCTTGCCCTCATTCAATTCGGCACTCTGCTTGCCTTATTAATGTCGGCCAAAGGCAATTAATCTTGCCGAACCTCATGCCTCGCCTTCGGGCGAGGTTTTTTTGTTTTCCGGTTTTCTGCTGGTTTCAGGAAAAAACTTTGCCCGAGGTTGCCCTGTGACGCACTTGGCCGGGGGTTCGGCAGTCTTTACACAGGGGAAAATGAATTTCAAAAAATCTTTTTAATCCTTATCAATTTCCTGGCCATTGAATCATTTTAAGTTAACTCAATCGGTCATCATTCGATTGCCTAATCATTATCAAATTGATCAACATCATCCGGTAATTTTTTCCGCTATCGTTAAAGCTGGCCGGGCCATCGAGGCGATGATGACTGTATCGAGGCGGCGCAGCCTGGGCCACTGGGCCGAAAAACTTTAACCGTTTCTTTAACCGTTTCTTTAACCGTTTCTTTAACCGTTTCTTTAACCCGTAAAAAAAAAAAATAAAAAAGTTCTTGTCTATTTCATCCACTAATGTATTCTTTGCCTCAGCGATATGAAAGAAGTGAGGGCTTCAATCATAGAGGGAGTGACACTAATCCTAGCCATAGGCGTTTGGATCATCTGCATACCTCTCATTGTTCTGGCTCTCCTCTTCGAGCGTTTCGTTTTAGGAAAGACCAACAAAAGCAGCAGAGATGCCTAAGTACGACTTTAGCGATTGGGAACTAGATGGGCCAACGTGTGACCACGGAGGCTTCAAGGTTCGGTGCGAGTATCACTTCGAGTCACAGCAATGGCTTTGTCCAAAATGTGATGCGGAGGAACTCAATAAAGACAACAACGACAACAACAGTGAGGGAGAAGAATGACTACACAAACATACACCATCGAACGGCACGTTGAGATTACTCCGATCAAACGGGGTGACTACGAGATTCGCTGCCAGAACCACACATGGTACGCCAGCACTAAGAAGGATGCGGAAGGTATTAAGCGAGCAATTCACGACCACCGTGTCGGAGACGAATGGCCCTACCGTACGCACTACCAAGATAGTTCTGAAGGTTCAGAGCAGCAGAAGAAAGATCAAGAGTTTGCCGCCATGCGGGAAATTCAATGGAACAGTTGGACGAGCAATTTCTCAGGCTCCGACTCCCAAGTCCATATCACTCTTGATGGGGTGACAACCTTGTGCGGCAAAAAAATTCCTCAAATTAAAGGCGGGATTAACCCCGTCGATGGTTTGACTCCAAGGAAAGTCAATCGCATTAGCGGCTGGCATAGCTCGGCAACGGGGGGGACTAGTTACGAGACATTTGTTAGCGTATCAGCCACTCATCGCGGCTTATGGGAAACAACTCATGAGTATTCAGGCACTTGCAAATGTTGCGCCAAACGCTCTGGCGGCAAGTTCATAAATAACCATCGGTCTAACACGAGCGAAAATCGCAAGAAGCGTGAAGCCCTGAAGGAGGCGGCGGAATGACTACTGAAAGAGAAACCCGCTGGGGTATCCAAATCCAGCGTGACAAGATAGGGAGCTTCGAGGTCTGGGAGAGTGTCCCGGTAATTAAGAACGGGATGATCCGCCGAAAGGTAGGAGACACCTTAGAGCTGGATGGAGCCACCTACGAAGTCACCAGAGTAACCGAGAGTGGAGCTGTAGCTAAGGCCGTGTCCAAGCGGAAGGTTGAGTACACCACCGATGACGGCAAGAAGGTCAGCTACATGGCCACAGCCAATAAGGAAGTTCATATCAGTGCGTATCGACATAGAGAGGAGAAAACCAAGTGAGCGTTAAACAGCGAGGCAATTCATTTCAAGCGGCTGTCCACTACAAGGGCAAGCGCATTCGTAGACAGTTCCAAAGCAAGCAGGAGGCTGAGGACTTCGTGTACCAAACCAAGGCAGCGTTAGCCAAAGGCAAGCCTGTAGAGTCCATTAGCTCGGCTGGAAACCGGACATGGGGTGACTTATTAGAGGCCACCTACAATCGCTATTGGAAGGACGCTAAGGCTGAGAAGACACTGCGGCTTAACGCAGAGCTGGTGGTCAATTTCTTTGGCTCATCCAATCCACTAGAGGATGTAATGCCTGAGCAGATTGATACCTTTATCATGTCGCTTGAGGACATGGGTAACTCCAATGCCACCATCAACCGGAAACTGGCAGCTCTGAGCAAGATGCTCCGCTTCGGGCATGAGCGTGGATGGCTTCGTGGTATGCCAAAAATTGAGCGTAAGAAGGAGCCGAAGGGACGCATCCGTTGGCTCACCTACGCTGAGGAGGATGAACTCGTTGCAAAATTCCGCGATCTCGCTCGCAACGATATGGCCGACCTCGTCCTTGTGCTGGTGGATACTGGCATGAGGGTGGGGGAGGCTCTTGCCCTCGAATGGAAAGACATCGACAACGGCCTCATCACTATCTGGAAAACGAAGAACGATGAGCCTCGGTCAGTCCCTATGACCAGCCGTGTGAATGGCATCTTACAATCACGGCAAACGCTGGGCCTGGAAAGTCCTTTTGCTAACGTAAAGCAATCAGCCTTTAACCATGTCTGGAACTATGTTCGGGGACTGCTCGGTTTCACCAAGGATACCCAATACGTTCCCCACTGCCTACGGCACACTTGTGCATCGCGCATGGTTCAGGCTGGGGTTCCCCTGCTTACCGTCAAAGAAGTGCTTGGGCATAAGTCAATCCAAGTGACCATGAGGTATGCCCACCTCGCACCAAAGAATCTTTCAGACGCCATTATCAAATTGGAAGAGAAGCGGCTGGAAGCAACAACAACAACAACAACAACAAACTAGGAACACACAACAACATGATAACACTCAAACTAATCGCTGCTTTAATTGCAGTGGAATCTACTGACAATGACAGGGCCATTGGCGACAACGGAAAATCTCACGGCTGCTTGCAGATTAGTGAGAAAGCAATGATCGACATCAATGAAGAACGCAGGAAGAAGGGACTTAGTGAGTTTAAGTTTCCGGATGATTGCTATGACCGAGAAAAGTCTAAGATCATGTTCCATACCTACATGGAGCGGTATTGGACTGAGAAGAGAATCCAGAATCTAGAAGGGCGTGGCCGTACACTAGAGGACGCAGCTCGGATATGGAATGGAGGCCCGTATGGTTTTCGGATGAAAGCCACAGAGGCTTATTGGGCCAAAGTCAAAACCGAGTTGGAGAAATAGGATGTGGATACTACCAAAAAATATATTAGACACTTGTCACTCTGCACTGGGTACGGAGGAATTGACCTCGGACTCAAAAGAGTTCTCCCAGCTCTCCGAACCTGCGCTTATGTGGAGGTCGAAGCCTTCTGCTGCGCGACTCTGGTTGACCAGATGGAACAGGGAAACCTGGATCCAGCACCTATCTGGACGGACGTTAAAACAATGCCATTGGAAGCGTTTCCAAAAGGTTTGGAGATTTTGAGTGGCGGGTTTCCGTGTCCTCCCTTTTCACAAGCGGGTAACCGGAATGCCGACGACGACCCAAGACATCTTTTCCCCTATATTAAAAATGCAATTAGAACTATTCAGCCAAGACTCATCTTCCTTGAGAACGTGGAAGGACTCATCTCAAGTAAACTCAAATCCGACAACTGGTCAGACCCCGCAGGGACTCCAGTATTGCTCCATGTGCTTAGAGAACTGGAGCGAGAGGGTTACGAGTGTGCGTGGGGAGTATTTAGCGCGAGTGAAGAAGGCGCACCGATGCTTAGAAAAAGAGTGTTCATCCTCGGACATCTGGCCGACTCCGACTGCGCTGGAGATTCAGGATCAAGGGACGAATTGGGAATCTCTTGCACGGCTGGACAAGGGCGGGAGAATCCTGCGGAGGATAGCAACGCTTGCCCAGAAGTTAGCCCAGAAGGAGAGCAATTGGCCTTCCCCTCGAGCTTCTTTGGGAATGAACGACTCAGTGGAAGTGGCGGAGAAACGGATGAAGAACAAAGGCTACGAGGGAAAACTGGAACAAGCGGTAGCCAAGAAGAATTGGGCAACGCCGACCAGCCGCGACCACAAGGACACAGGGGAAAACACGGACTACGAGAAGGTAGCCAAGAAGGTCAAACTCACGGGTCAAGTGATGATGGAGGAGAAGTGGGCCAGCCCCACGGTGAACGGGAACTACAACCGGAAGGGAGCCAGCGAACACTCGGGGGACGGGATAGCAACTCAAGTCTCCAATGTGGAGAACTGGCCAACGCCAACAGCAGCCGAGGGTTCAAAGATTGGATCACAGCCGAACTACGGCCAAGTGGGGTTGAGCAACCATCCAGCTATCGTTGGCCAGCCCGACCGGGACAAGCTCAAAAAGGATGGGAAGAACCCAGAGTCACCGCAGGGGGAAAAGCCCAAAAAGAACAACAAGCAGCTCAGTCCGAACTGGGTGGAGCAACTGATGGGCCTACCGAAAGTGGGGTGGACACAGCTATCGACACGGTGGAGAACCGCCTTGACCGATTGAGAATGCTGGGTAACGGATGCGTCCCATCCACGGTGGCTAGAGCCTTTACCGTGCTTTGGGAAGAGCTAAACCAAAGGAGCTTAGGGGAGAACAATGATACAGCAAGCAACACTCGACGTTCAGATGGTCGAAAAGGCTGTCCTTAAAGATAAGCATTTAAGGCAGCTCGGGATTAGAAAAGGGACAGAGACTTGGAATGGAGGAGTTAAGAAACTTTTAACTAACTCCATTGATGAAGTTGCCTCAGGCATCCGAGAATGGATTGATGAGGCATACTCTAGGCCTGGAGTTCGGCATACTTCCGTCAAGTTTCTTGAGCAGCTCAATAGTCATGTAGCTGCTGCCCTAGCTAACCGAGTAATTCTAGACGCCGTTACTCGGGAGAGAACAATTAGTTCTGTTGCCTCCAAGATTGGAAAAACTTTGGAGGATGAGGCTCGGTTTACTTCTATTAAAAAGGAACATCCACACTTCTTTAGCGCAATGGATGCCTACATGAAACGCGAGAAGCGAGGCCAAGAGTTTCGGATAAATCAGCAAAAAAAGGCTATGCGTATAAAGGATAGCTATTGTAGTTGGACGGCTACAGAGCGTGTTCACGTTGGGTTGGTCTGCTTAGAAATCTTCAAGAGTCGCACTGGTCTTATTGAATTCACCAAAAGATATTTAAAAGCTAAACGCGCTTTGACTTATGTAATTCCGTCTGATGATTGCATGAGATGGATTGAGGATTACCACAAAAACACCGAAGCACTCAACCCAGTGTATATGCCTATGGTTGTTCCTCCAAATCTGTGGGTAGACGGAGAGCCTACCTCTGGAGGATACCAAGCCTCTTTCCAGCGGCCCGTAGCTATCGTCAAAACATTCAACACGGAATTTATTAAAGAGCTTGAGGGCTTCTCAATGCCTGAGGTCTACAGCTCCGTTAATAAACTACAAGCCGTGCCTTGGAGGATTAACGATAGGCTTTTTCAGGTAATGAAAGAGTTCTGGGACAACGGTCTTGAGGAGATAGGAGGTCTCCCGTTAAGCAAAGTTAGAGAGCTTCCCAGAAAGCCTGAGGACATCTCAACTAATCGAGAGGCCATGAAAGCCTACTGCCAAGAGGCCACGGCAGTCTATACATCAAACGTCAGAACGAAGATGCACCGCATTTCTATGGTGAAGATTCTGAGTTTGAGTCAGCAGTTTCTTGGCCAGGATCTATACTTTCCGGTGCAATGCGACTTTCGAGGAAGAGCATACTACATCCCACCTTTCTTGAACCCTCAAGGCAGCGGGTACGCTCGAGCTTTGCTAGACTTTGCCGAAGGCAAACCTTTGGGAGAGAACGGGGCAAACTGGCTACGGGTTCACATCGCTAACTGCTTTGGCGAGGACAAGGTTTCCTTTGAAGCACGACAG